TTAAGATTTATAGTTTTGTTTCAGCGATAAATCTTCAAATGAGGCTGAATATCCTATATAATCCCCTTTACAAAGATTGTCAAGTAGTATATAAAAATAAAATTAACAGAAAGGAAACAATGACTACAAAAAAACTAACACTTAACGCAGACAAGCGAAAGGTTATAGCAGACGTGTTTCAATCTTTTTATGAAGATAAAATAAAAGATAAATTGATTGAGGCAAAAAAACAATATGACTTGATGAGAGTACAAGCAAAAGAAAAAATAAATCAAGTTGTAAGGTTTCATCAACCACAAAAAGATGTTGATACAATTAGAGAGATGATTGGAAAATACAATCGTGCCGGTGGCGAGTTGTATGAAGATAATTGTTTTTATGTTCAACACCCAATTAAAAAAGTTGATGATGAGGGTAGAGAGTATGACGCAACAGATGAAGTTCACGTTAGATTTGATATGGGCAGAAATTTTGCTAGAGCATACTACCGAGATGAGATGAAAGCAAAAGGTCTTAACCCAGACTTTCATTTGGCTATTGAGGGCGACTACTCAAAAAGAAATCCAAAATATTACAATGATGAAACATCAGTAAATCAATATTTGGGTTTTAGTCATTCAAGGAATGACGCAACAGGAAATGTATCTTATCCTAAAGATAAATGGGAAAGTGATTTTAAACTTTGGACTATTGGTTCTAGTTATTGTCACTCTAGAAATTTTAAAGTTGATGAAAATACTTTAGAATTTTTTAAGATGTATCGTGCAAGTGCCGACAATGTAATTAAAGAACACGAAAAAATGTATAGTTATGTTGAGGGCAAAATGCAAAAAGTAAGATTAGGTTTAAAATCTTATAAATACTTTGAACAGGCAAAACAGTTAGCTGATAAAGTTGGAGTAGCTTTGAACGAAAGTGTATTGAACGAAAGTAGTTCAATGGCATTGTCAGTTTATAGCCCAGAAAATCTGGCTAATCTTTTAGAAGATAAAGTTGAACCGACAAAAGCTGAAAAAATTGCAATCGCTAAAAAACTATTAGCCGAGCAAGTTGCAATAAATTAACAGTTGACAGGGTATCCTATTTAATATAGGATACCCTTATTAACAGAAAGGTAAAAATGATAAAAGATAAACACTTCAAAATAACTTTTTATTCTAATAAGGATAATAAGCATATAACTAGAAATGGTAAGTTTGATGACAAGTCTAGATTTTGGAAATCTAAAATCGGCGAGGCTTTATTTACTTACTTTGATTTAGATCAACAAGGATACAGGACTGCTAAAAAGTCTTGGACTGTGAGGTATTAATGATAGGAAAATTATTAATGTTTATGACAGGTCTTATACTTGGTATGTTAGGAATGCTAACTGCGTTTCATTCTGATCATATGACTGTTGCAGTATTACTTTTGTTTGCCGGTGTTATGTGTATGCACCAAGGATTGCCAAGTCCTAGTGCTAATGCAAGACTCCAAGAGTACGAACGTAGACACCAAGAGTGGTTAAGAAAATGAGTGGCGATTATGTCTGGTGTCACGGACCAAAGTGCCACGAAAGTAAAACAGTTGACAGGATACGAGGAACCAAGGGAAACAAAGTTCTAAGGACTAGGAAGATCGCTCAGAATAGTTGGAATGCAAGAACAGTCTGGTCCCACTTCTGTAGTCAAGGTTGTTACACAGATTTTATGCACAAGTTTTGGGATGAGATGATTGCATTGCACCCTGTCCCTAATGCTCTTGAAACAAAAATATCTGATCCTGTTAAGACTAAGCATACAACAAGTTATGGTCACGTATGGACCACAACAGACTTTAAAACAGTTGACGCATAGTAGCGAGGGACCACTAATAGTGGTCCCAAGCCAATCCAAAAAATACAAATCCTATCTATAAACTAAGCGAATACAGCGAAAAAGGGGTCCCACTACTTTTACATATGTGCCTTGATTTATACATTCATAGCGTATAAATTCATTTGAGGTTCCAAAATTAAACCTAAAAAATTTTGCAAAAAAATTTTTCGAATGAAAATAGATATAGATAAAATAAAAAAACTTCCGCCTGATGTAAAAAAAGAGTTTATGAAAACTTATCTCAGGTATTCTGAAAAAATCAAAGAAGGTAAGATTCAAAACGATTTTATGTCGTTTGTAAAACATGTTTGGCCTGAGTTTGTCCAAGGAAGACACCACAAAATTATTGCAGAAAAATTTAATGATATAGCTGATAAAAAAATTAAACGGTTAATTATTAACATGCCGCCCCGTCATACTAAGTCTGAGTTCTCTAGCTTCTTGCTGCCAGCTTGGATGATCGGGAGAAACCCGAAGCTAAAAATTATTCAATCGACTCACACTACCGAACTCGCAGTACGTTTTGGACGTAAAGCTAAAACACTAATTGATTCTCCTGAGTATCAACAGATATTTCAAACTAGGCTCAGAGAAGACTCACAGGCTGCGGGTAAATGGGAAACCCAGCAAGGAGGTGAGTACTATGCAGCCGGTGTCGGGTCAGCAATTACTGGACGGGGTGCAGACCTGTTAATTATTGATGATCCACACTCGGAACAAGATGCATTGAATCTTGAAGCATTAGAACGTGCTTACGAATGGTATACATCAGGTCCTCGTCAACGTTTACAGCCAGGAGGAACTATTGTCTTGGTAATGACAAGATGGAATACAAAAGATCTTACCGGTAAACTATTAAACGCGCAGCGAGAAACTAAAGCTGATCAGTGGGAGATAATAGAGTTTCCGGCTATAATGCCATCAGGTAAACCAGTATGGCCAGAGTATTGGGACAAAGAAGAATTAGAAGGTGTCAAAGCATCTTTAAGTTTACAAAAATGGAATTCACAGTGGATGCAAAATCCAACTTCAGAAGAAGGTGCATTAATAAAACGTGAATGGTGGAATAACTGGGAAGGTGAAGTCCCTCCATTGCATCATGTTATACAATCTTATGATACTGCATTTATGAAAAAGGAGACAGCTGATTATAGTGCAATAACAACTTGGGGAGTCTTTTATCGTAATGAAGATAGTGGTCCTCAATTAATTTTACTGGACGCTATAAAAGAAAGATACGAGTTTCCAGAGTTAAGACGTGTTGCATATGAACAATATCAATACTGGCAACCGGAAACAGTTATTGTTGAGTCTAAGGCATCTGGCCTACCATTAACTTACGAGTTGCGAAAGATGGGAATTCCTGTTATAAATTTCACACCTAGTAAAGGAAACGATAAACATACTAGAGTTAACAGTGTAGCGCCCCTCTTTGAGAGTGGCCAAATTTGGGCTCCTACTGAAAAAGAGTTTGCCCAAGAAGTTATTGAAGAATGTGCTGCGTTTCCTTATGGGGATCATGACGACTTGGTCGATAGTATGACTCAAGCTGTAATGAGATTTAGACAGGGAGGATTTATCGAGCACCCTGAAGATGCTCGTGATGATCCAATCCCACAAGCTAAGAGGACGTACTATTAATGAATGCCATTATAAGATTTTTAAAAGCAGCGAGAAGAATGTCTCAACAAGGCATGACCAAAGAACAAATTATGGATTTCGCTAAAAGAGAATTTGGTGAAGTATCTGTCCTTTTAAAAAGACAAATTGATAATCTTTTTAAAGCAAAACCTAAAGTTGAGAAAAAAGGTGAAGTAGTTCCTGTTAAGAAAAAAGAAGGTATTGAAGCAACAACTGTAAATGATGAATTAACAGACAGTCCTTTAGATGATTTAAGAAAAATTACAGGTGGTAAAACAACAGACGAAGTTTTAAATCAAGAAATGGTTGATCGAAGTGCAAAAGAACTGGAAGAAATGCAAAAAGAATTTATGAAAAGAGCTGCTAAACCAGGAACAAAAGAAAACATTCAATTAGGCATAGAAACTTTAAAAAATCCTAACAGACCAGGTGGACCATTAGATCCTGTAACAGGAGTTACAAGAACATTAGCTAGAAGAGTATTAGAAAAAAGAGGAATGGAAATTGGTAAAAACGATCCAATAGATGTATTCATAGATACTTTCGGTGAATCAGTAGTAGACCTTAAAGACCTTGCAGAAACTATTATTGAAGGAGAACAAATGGGACGTAACTTAAAACCTATAGATGAACTTTTAAAACTAGATGGTTTTTTGGATATGCCAATACCTAAGAATCCTTTTAAAGGAATACCAACTGAACAAGTAATTAAAAAATTAGAAAAAGATTTAAAAGACATAGAAACATTAGAAGACTTTGACCCAACGTTTAGAAAACCAAACGCTGGTGCTGGTATGAATAAAACAGATCCTAGTTTTCGAGAATACTTAATGGAAAGAGGTATGATTGAAAAAAGAGAAAACATGCAAAGATTATACCAAGAGTATTTAGAAGACATGCGTAGAAAGAGATTACGAGAAACTAGAGACCAAGCAGCTGGAGGCGGCCTACAATATCTATCGGGGTTTTAAATGAAACTCATTGAATTCAAACAGGCAATGCGTCCTAAAAAATATATGGACGGAGACTTTGTTCTTTACACAGGTGAGGAATCAGTAGGTATGGCTGATGGTGGACGGATAGGGTTTAAAGATGGACCTAAAATTATTGGAACAAATCAAGTTGGAACTCCAGAGGCTGCGCAAGAAAGATTAAAACAGTTTGTAGATAATTTTTTAAAAAACAATAAGAGATTGCCTGGAAAACAAGAAATACGTAAGTTAGGTAATTTTGATTTTTATACAATTAAAAAAGGAATTGATTCTGGTAAGATCGAAGTATTAGAAAATTTAAATACAATATCACAATCAAAAGTTCCTAATGAACAAATATTAAAATTATCAAAAAGTAAAATTATAAATGATATATTTAAAACAGGTAAAACAAGTATTAAAGACATTAANAAAGTTAAAAAAGTTATTGGAAATGTTAGTGACTCTGTAGCAGCAACAAGAATATTACAATTAGCTAACATCTATTCTGGCTCAGGTGCAGAGGATTTTAGAAATTTAAATATTAAACCTAAATTTAAAAATAANGCTGCAAAAATTTTAACTGAATCTCCTTACACAGGATATATTAGAAATGTTAATGAGGCTTTAATTGGTAAATCTGTTGGAGAACCAAGTATCAAAGGCACAAAAAGTAAAATTGTGCAGGATGCAGATTATATAAAAACAAACATAGCAAAAGCTTATGACATTGATGAACCTTTAGGTGTAGCTAGTTCTGTTAATAGAGCAAGCACACCATATGGAATATATGGTCAGATAATAGACAAAACTAAAAATAAAATGAAAGTAGGTTGGGATGCNAGAAAATCTCAATTAGAATTAGAACTACAAGAAGCTATTCAATCAAAAGATAAAAAATTAATTAATGATGCTGTTAGAAAATTTAATAAAGAAGCAAGAGCAGCAGAAAAACTTTTTAACAAAGATAGAATAAAAGGNACTAAAAAAATAGTTATACCTGAAGTTAGTTTAGATAGACCAAACAAAACAATTGCTAATTATAAAAATTTAAGTGATGATTATAAAAAAGCTTTTGATGCAGTGCACTCTAATCAAGGNTACTCTTTTAAAATACCTNNAGATTTAAAACCTATTCCACAAATAAGAAAAGANTTAAAAGATCCAAAAATATTAAGCACAGTCAAAGAGTCTGCTGATTTAGGGGCAGGTAGGATTTATGCAAGGATACCTTTAATTACTGACTTATTCGAAATAGCAGAAAGTATTCCAGACGATATTAGAAGAGCAAAATATTTAAAAGCAGGTTTTAAAACTTTAGGTATAGCTGCTACACCTTTAATTATTTATGATGCTTACAAAGCATACGAAGCAGGGAGACCTATAGCAGAAGTACTAGAGTCAGGATTACTTGGAACTGATGTGCTTGGTAGCACAAAAAGACTTCTTGCACTTACACCTGAAGAACGAGAGGCAAGAAGTGTAGTTAAACAAGATGAGATGGATACTCAGATAGCTGAAGACTTTACTGGATTAGATACAGATTTTGCAATACCTAGAATAAAAACAGATTTGACTTTAGAAGAAGCACAAGCAAAAGCATTAGCTGGAGATGAAAGAGTTAAAGCGTTANAAGCTGAAANAAATTTACAAAGATCTAGAGCAAGAGGATTTAGAGATGATGACATGACTGATCAATTTTTAGCANATGGTGGACGTGTTAATCTTTCTGTAGGTGGAGTTACTAAAGGAGCACAGCTTGTATTTAAAACAGCAAGACAAGTTTCAAATGCTTTACTTGATTTAAAAAATAGTGTGTTCTCAAATTTTCATGAGGTTAGATTTGCTAAAACACCAGAAGAAACTGCCAAGGGTATAAAAAAAGTATTAGAGCCATATGTACATCCAGCGATGAAAGATAGAAGTAGAAAAACATCTACTTTAGAAAGTATTGATAATCTTAAAAAAGTTTTACCAGAAGAGTATCATAATCAAGTAAATAGAATAAAAGCTTCAACAGAACAAAATGATTTTATAAGTGCTTATAAAATTTTTAATGAATTAGATGAANGTATTGATGCAACTTTAAAATTTGAGAATACTCCTAAAAAATATTTCCCTATGGTAGATCCTGTGAATGATGCTTTTATTATTTTAGATCCAACAAGTCGTATGTCACAAGGTAGATATTTTCAGAGAGTGTCNATGGAATTAGATAAGGTAACAGGTCAACCTACAGGTAAATATATTAGAGAATCTTATGATACTTGGGATCCTGTAAATAATACTTTTAGAAAACCAGGCGAAGAAGTGTTACAAGGCGTATCAACTGACAAAGGAAAAACGGGGTTAAATTAATGATAGGCAAGAAATTTGGACCACCACCAAAGAGAGGCCCTAATCCACAGGGCTTGAATATTAAGTATAATACTGTTAAGACAGTGAAACTGGAGAAAATAAATGGCAGAAATAGACAAGTCGTTACCAAACATAACAAAACAACCTGATGAAACAGTTGAAGACGTTGCAGTTGAAATGTCTGAAACTATGGAAAACATCAAACCAGGTGACACAGAAATTACAGAAGAAGAAGATGGATCAGTAACAGTTGACTTTGATCCTAATGCATTGAAACAATCAATGGCAACAGATTTTAATGCTAACTTAGCTGACTTTGTTGATGACAGTGAATTAACTTATTTAAGTAATACTTTATTTGGAAACTATCAAGATTATAAAAATTCTAGAAAAGATTGGGAAAAGTCGTATACTTCTGGTTTAGATTTATTAGGATTTAAATATGAAAACAGGACGGAACCTTTCTCCGGTGCTTCGGGTGCAACTCATCCGGTGCTTGCTGAAGCAATTACTCAGTTTCAGGCGCTCGCTTATAAAGAGTTACTCCCAGCTAACGGACCCGTCCGAACACAAATAATCGGATTACAAACTCCAGAGAGAACNCAACAATCAAACAGAGTTAAAGATTTCATGAACTACCAGTTAATGGATGTTATGAAAGAATACGAAGCTGAATTTGACCAAATGTTATTTTACCTACCTCTTGCAGGTTCAGCTTTTAAAAAAGTCTATTACGATGACTTAATGGAACGAGCTGTATCTAAGTTTGTTCCAGCAGATGATTTAATCGTTCCGTACACAGCTACCTCATTAGATGATGCGGAAGCGATTATTCATCGAATAAAAATTTCTGGAAATGAATTAAGAAAACAACAAGTGTCAGGATTTTATAGAGACATAGAATTAAAAGCTGGTCAAAATAATTTATCAGAGGTAGAGAAAAAAGAATTAGAATTAGAAGGAACAACTAAGTCTGGAAAAGAAGAAGATATTTTTACATTATTAGAATGTCATGTTAATTGTGATATTGAAGGCTTTGAAGATTTAGGAGCTGATGGTGAACCTACAGGAATTAAACTTCCGTATATTATAACTATGGAAGAAAACTCTAGACAGATTTTATCTATNAGAAGAAACTATGAACAAAACGATCCACAAAAAAACAAGATAAGTTATTTTGTGCANTTTAAATTTTTACCAGGCTTAGGATTTTATGGCTTTGGTTTAATACACATGATTGGTGGTTTATCTAGAACTGCTACATCTGCTTTACGACAATTATTAGATGCAGGAACTTTATCAAACTTACCTGCTGGTTTNAAACAGCGAGGTATTAGAATTAGAGATGATGCACAATCAATCCAACCAGGAGAGTTTAGAGATGTAGATGCTCCAGGTGGAAATATCAGAGATGCGTTCATGACTTTGCCCTTCAAAGAACCTTCTCAAACTCTCTTACAGCTTATGGGTGTAGTTGTTTCTGCAGGACAAAGATTCGCTGCAATAGCGGACCTGCAAGTAGGGGATGGGAATCAACAAGCCGCGGTGGGCACTACAGTCGCGTTGCTTGAAAGAGGAAGCAGAACAATGTCTGCTATTCACAAAAGAATTTATGCATCNTTAAAAAATGAATTTAATTTATTAGCTAGAGTATTTAAATTATACTTACCAAACGAATATCCATACGATGTAGTTGGGGGTCAAAGATTAATCAAACAAACAGACTTTGATGATAGAGTGGATATACTGCCAGTTGCTGACCCTAACATTTTCTCTCAGACACAGCGTATATCTTTAGCGCAAACCGAACTGCAACTGGCAACATCTAACCCACAAATGCACAACATGTATCAAGCATACAGAAACATGTATGAAGCTATTGGAGTAAAAGATGTTGATACAATCTTAAAACGACCACAACCACCCACACCAAAGGACCCAGCGTTAGAACACATCGATGCTCTCGCTGGGAAGCCGTTCCAGGCATTTCCAGGTCAAGATCATAGAGCTCACATAGCAGCTCACTTAAATTTTATGGCTACGAACATGGCTAGAAACAATCCAATTATTATGGCAGCGTTAGAAAAAAATATTTTAGAACATATTTCTCTAATGGCTCAAGAACAAATAGAAGTTGAGTTCAAAGAAGAGTTAAAAACATTACAACAACTAACTGTTCANGCACAACAAAACCCACAAATGGCTCAAGCAATGCAAATGCAGGCTAAAATGTTGTCAGAAAAAATAGAATCTAGAAAAGCAGTGTTAATTTCTGAGATGATGGAAGANTTTATGAAGGAAGAAAAGAAAATTACATCACAATTTGACAATGATCCTATTGCAAAACTGCGTGCAAGAGAGCTAGACATCAGAGCACAAGAAAATCAGAGACGAAAAGAGAATGATGAGGAGAGAATTAACCTTGATAAGATGAAAGCTATGATGAATCAGATGCAAACAGATCAAAAATTACAACAAAACGAAGATTTAGCTAACTTAAGAGCTGATACTTCGATAGAAAAAACAATTTTATCTTCACAATTGAAGAAAAATAATTAAAAAGGAGTAAATTATGTGGTTATCAGCGATAAAATTAGCAGTTTCTGCTGGAAGTAAGATTTATGCTAACAAGCAGAAGACAAAAATGGCAATGTCAGAGGCACAACTCTTGCATGCTGACCGTATGGCTCGAGGTGAGGAGCAATANCAAGGAAAATTGTTAGAAGCNAGACAATCAGANTGGAAGGACGAGGCAGTTTTAATAATTTTAAGTTTGCCCGTAGCTATTTTGGCCTGGGCAGTGGTATCGGACGATCCAACTGCGATGGATAAGGTAAAATTGTTCTTCGAGATGTTCTCGCAGCTCCCGTCATGGTTCACAAATCTTTGGATCCTTGTCGTAGCGTCGATATATGGTATAAAGGGAACGCAAATATTTAAAAACGGAGGTAAAAAATAATGGATGCAAATAAAAAAATGAAATTAAAAGGTGCTAAACGTATGGTTGGTGGACCAATGAGTGGTAGAAAAAACAAACTAGGCGGTGGACCATCAAGTGGTTTAAAAAAACCTAAGCCTAATCAAAAAGGTTTAAAAAAACTTCCAACTGAAGTTAGAAACAAAATGGGTTACATGGCTAAAGGCGGAAGAGTTATGTATTCTAAAGGAGGATCAGCTGATTTCCCTCCAGTAGAAAACCATGCACAAATAAAAGGCTTCGGTGCAGTTAGACCTGAAGTTAAAACATTTGGAAAAGGAAAAAAATAATGGGAAAATTATGTCCTAGAGGTAAGGCCGCGGCGAAGCGAAAATTTAAAGTGTACCCAAGCGCGTATGCTAATATGTATGCTTCTGCTGTTTGCTCAGGCAAAGTTACACCAGGTGGCAAAAAGAAAAGAAAAAAAGCTGCCAACGGAGGATTAATCGTTGACGAAGATTTAACGACAATGGTTGATGTGTAATGGCTAAAAAAGGTTTACGTTCATGGGTAAAGGAAAATTGGGTCGATATTGCAAACAAAAAATCAGATGGCTCATACCCGAAGTGTGGACGAAGTGGTGGAGAAAAAAGAAAAAATTATCCAAAATGCGTGCCCATTGC